CCACCAGGCAGAGTTGAGATTTCTGTTCCTCTTCCACCCTCTCTTCTTGGTAACCAGTAATCTTCCAACATACTCATGTGTTTTCGGTCATCTCTGAGTTCACCAGTAGATGCATCGTAGACCATCTTATTTTTGTATCTGGTCATAATGTCACGAAGATACTGTTCTGCTTTAATCTTTGGTAGGTTTCCAACATCAATATAAAAGATTCTTCTCTCTGGCGCTCTGGATATACGATATATAACCACAGCATCTTCAATCATTCTAAGTTGGTTAAGTGGTTTGATTGCTTTGTGTAGATAACTTAGAACTAATTTACGATCATCACTCAACAATCCAGAGTGACAATATGCAATTGAGTCTGGTGCAATCCTTATGATATTACCACCTTTATCACCAGATATTCCACCTTCATTAAAAGCAAAATATTCTTCAATCTTTGGATTTGGGTTTTTGTCTAATTCGTAAGATTTTGGTGGGATGACCTGTCTAACTTTTTTGATTTTTAGTGCATCAATTGGTCTTAATTCTAGGATACCTCTTTTTGGATTATTTGGGTCTATGATGATGTGATAGTAAAGTCTTCCATCTACATACCATTTTTTGAAAGTGTCATAACCAGTTTGATTGAATTGTAGTAAATCAACTATCTCATGAAAATTGTCTACTATTTTTTGTTTTATGTCTAAGGAAAGATTGATGTTTTCCAGATTGATTGAAACAGCAGATTCTTCTCTGTCGGCCACGACTGCTTCATTTACTATATCATCTACTGCTAATTCACATTCTGGAAAGAGGGACATTTGACGATACCTGTGAATGAGATCAGTCTCATTCTTGGCAGCACCCTCCATGTCAAGGTATGTACCATATGCACCGCCTGGGGTTCCTGCCACATCAATGGCACCATCATCAACTTGTGGAAGGGCAAATGAAAGCTTTTCTTTAGCCTCATTTTCTTTTTGAGTTCTTCCAATAGTAAAACCAAATAATTCAATAGCCATTTATTACTCCTAGAGGACAGGGGCTGAGAAGCCCCCATGCCCCTAGTTGATTGGAAACTTACATTATTATTTATAAATCAAGAGCTACCCGCACCACCAGCATGTGTCCAATAATCGTATGCCCAATCTACAGTATATTCTTCTACAGTGTCATTACTACCCCAATCAAGGGCAATTTCACCGAGAGCGACTGGAAAACAATTAACGAACTTCCATTCTCCAAGACTGTCATTTCCTCCTGCAACACCATAATGTTTAATACTTACAGTAGTATTTGTTGTCAAATCTGCAAGGGCACCAGTCTGAACATTACCTACATGAGAGTTCATTTGTGACATCCACTCTTCAATTTTGTTTCGGATAGAAAAATTTTCATCATTTAGAATCGTAATTGAAAGATTGTCAAAAGTTCTGTTTCCAGGCACTTTGACTTGTCTTCCAAAGTAAGGTACTTCAACAACTCCCATTGTTGAAGGTGGAATTGTTGCAATCTTAGCCATAAATGGAAATAATGCATTATTGATTGCTTTTCCTGTTACATTCACTTCAAATAAATTTGGTCTTGCCAAATTCTTTTGTTTTGAAATCTCAGACCTAAACTGAGTAATTGTAAAAGGCATTTGTTTCTCCTAAGAAAGATTCTTTAATTATTTAGTCTTAACTTGTGATTTCTGAGAATTCAACTCCACTTCTTACAGCGACAAAGTTCAACTGAATGAAGTTAATTGCTCTGTTTGGTTTCACAAAAATGTCTCCAACAAACTCGTTTCTGTCTACAACATCACCAGTATTGTTTGAGTCATCACAAACAACTACGAAATCTGTGATACCACTTCTACCTTGAACCTCTCTCAAAAATGGCTCAACTGCACCAACAAACTGAGCTCTTGTAAATGCATCGTTGAACTCAAATAGTTGCGCTCTTGCAAATCTTGAGATTGCCTTTTCAAGAATAATGAAAAGTCTTCTGATATTAATTCTATCAAAAGCACTTGGTTTTGCGAGAAGAGTCTTATCTCCAAAAAGAATGGTTCCCTCACCAGCAAATGTAACTACTGGATTGATACCATTTTTATAAAGTAAATCTCTCTGTGTTTGTCTTGGATTGAAAGGTAGTTTCACTACATTTCTTACTGCTCCTCTGGTAAATCCAGCAGGAGAGAACCAAGCATCTCTATCAGCTTCTGAAGCCGCACATAATCCAACTATGTCACCATTTAATGGTACATATCTAAATACGTCATTGTATCTGTCATATTGATATTTGTATCCACTATCAAGGAATGCATAGGATGAAGTTCCAAGAGTCGTTCTGAAATCAAGAATGGCATCTACCTCACCACCCTCGTTGTTGACCACATCAGCAAATTCTGGTGAAATAAATGCAACACAATCTTTTCTCTGTGCAGCAATACTGATGAGTTGTAGTGCAACTGTTGCAGATGCTTCACCTGCAGCAAGAAGACCAATATCAATTTCTTCTGTGTTAAGAAACTTATTGTAAGCTGTAATTTTGTCTCCATCAGAAACATCAGTTCCATCTACACCACCGATTAAACTTTCTGATACAATTGTGCCATTTGATTGAAATTCTACACCAGATGTTGGTACTGTTCCCCAACCAGAAACTGCAGCTCCACCAGTTGTATAAGGATCTCCTGTGGAATCGTGATCCATCCAGTAGACATATTTTGATCTACGATTAAGAGCATCTACATAGTATGCTTTTGAACCATCTTCATTCTTTGCACCTTTTGCAACTGAAAGGCCTGGGAATATTTCAAGACCCTCGTTTTGAGTACCTGTCCATTCTCCGTCTTCATCTACTACTACAACGTGTACTTCGTCAAAACGTGCACCTCTCCCTGCAGAGTATTCGGTAGTTACTGGTTCTTTATCAAAAAGACCTGCATACTCCCAAGTTCTTGAATGAGTTTGAGCAGTTGCAGTATTTGTGAATCCAGTATTAACGATCATACTAGAAGAATTTGTCACTGTAACAACTTTTCTTTCTTCTCCGTTGATCTTAATAATATCACCAGCTTTGTATTGAAGATTAAAAGCCGTTGTTGCAGCATCTCTAGCAGCTGCTGTTGTTGCACTAACTGTTGTGCTATTAGCTGTAACTGCAACTGTTCCTAACATATTTTTGGAAGGTTCAGAAAAAGCAGATCTTTTGAACCTTACTGCAGTGGCACCTGAAATAGCTCCTGTTACTGGATCTCTATTTACTGTCATTGCTGTATTACTCGTAATTGCTGAAATTACGAAAGTATTTCCATTATTTGTTAGGATTACATCTCCAACTCTACATTCTACTGCAAAAAGTGATGCTGTTCCTGTTACAGTTCCATCTGATGCATGAACTGTAATTCCTGTTCCTGTGAGTGCAACGTCAGAGTTAGATGCAACTACTGTGTTTCCAGAAGCAAGATTTGCTCTTGTTGGTCCACAAAGGGAAACTCTAAGACTGTTTCCAAGTTCACCTGCAAACTTTGCTGCAAAGGGTCCTGCAGAGGTTATCACTCCAGCTTGTCCCTCATCATAGGTATTGTAGTATACCGAACTATTTGCTATGAGTACAGCAGCAGTTCCACTTGTTGAGTACGAGTTCCTTGCAGCACTTGTGGCAGCCCTTACTACATGCAGACTACTTGTATAATTAAGAATATTTGCTGCAGTAAAGAAAGAAGCAAAAGTGTTTGCATCTGGTTTTTGAAATGTCTGTACTAGTAAATCTTCAGAATCAATTAGCGTTATATCGTTGATTGGCCCCCATCTGAAAGGACCGGCAAATCCTGCATCAATGGAAGAGACGCCGGGTACAACAGTTGTTAAATCAATCTCAGAAGTATTTACGCCAGGACTTATTTGAAAGGCCATCTTATCTCTCCTATAATTTGTTGAAAAACTATCTGAGAATATTTATAAAATACAGAGTTTCATTAGTATAAATATTTACTGAAGTATAAACATTTGTGGAGTTTGAAAATGAATGCGATTGATCGTTTTTTAGGCAAGATTTCTAAAAACTCAGGGAGTGATTGTTGGCAATGGACTGCTTCAAGAACACAACAGGGGTATGGAATGTTCTCTTATCAAGGAAAATCTATACCTGCACACAGATTTGCTTATGAACATTATAAGGGAGAAATACCTGACAAACACATAGTACATCAAGAGTGTCAAAATAATTGTTGTGTAAATCCAGACCATCTTATCGTATGTACAAAAAGTGAGTCAAGACTTAAATACAATTCTACTAGAATACACCCAGATGCAAAAAAGTTAATTAACTCTATAAAGGAAAGAGGACCAGAACCTGCAGATGATTTTGGATTTAGTGACAGTGCTTAAAAATAATTTCTTTGAGTCTCCACTACACCCCATTTCGTACCCTCACTGTCTGTAATCGTTTCGTTTTCCTGACCATCATCAATAATACCAAAAGGTAACATATCTTGTTCTAGTGCTTCCATCTGGTCCTTATACATCTGTTTACGAATGTCAAGGTCTGTTAAATCTTTAAAGTATTGTTGTTGTACTAACCAAGCAAATATAACCAGAGTCATTGCTAGATCATCGTGTGAACCTTCTTCTGCTTCGTATGAATTATGTTTTGATGCAAAAGTAGTAAGTTCTGCAAGTGTATCAAAATCATAGATTATTAGTTTATCAGTTTCAATCATGTCTTTCAAAGCTGCACAACCTATCCTTTTCAGTTGTTTACTTGTTCGTATGCCAAGTTGTGCATTCTTACCGAAACCACCACCAAGTTTTTGACCTGCTCTTCCATGCATAGAACACATCATAATATTCTCATACTCAAGTTCAAAGTGTAATGTCTCTGCAACGTTTGCACCTACGTCATTAACCTCAACTAATAACCATGCTGTGTTATACTGTATCCCGATTTGATAAATCACATTTGGATACAACATTGGAGAAATACTATTGTCTCTATATTTTGCAACCTGTCTATAAGGGATCTCAGATATATCAAAAACACTTAGTGCAGAATAATCCTGTTCTTTACCCTGTGCTGTATCTGCAATCACACAATACATTTTGCCAGGTTTTGGTTCTTCATATATCTCAAATCCGTTCTTTGAGTGAATTGGATTTTTGAATGTCATCGTTCTGAGTTTAGATGGTGCAATAAGAGTAAGAGTAGAACCTATAAACTCACATTCAAATTCTTGATTCCATTGTAGTTCGCTTGTGTTCTTGATCGTTTCCTGTTTCCATTTTTCATCTCTACCTGGCACCTCTGCCCAGTGTACATCTATTGGAGTATAGTTGTTTCTTCCCTCTTCTGCATCTACCCATAGTTTGTAGAACATATTAAGTCCAAGTGGTGTAGATACTATGAATACTTTGGTAGTTTCACCAGAAGAAATTGTAGGGTAAACAGAAGTGAAGAACTGATCTGCAATATTGTTGGGAACGTGGGCAAACTCATCAAGGAAGATAATATTGAAAGAACTACCTCTGACTGCAGATGAAGATGTGGCCGCTGCAAGAATCTTAGAACCATTTTCAAGTTCAATGTTTCCTTTGTTCCATACGACCACACCCTGTTGCATCCACTTTGGTAGATGCTCATATGCAAGTTGCAATCTGGATAGGAGTTCTCTGGCTGTGGCTAGTTTGTTTGCCAATATTGCACAGTTCACACTTTCATTAAATAGTATGTAATGCAGAAGAAAAGATATGATTGTAGTAGATTTACCTGTCTGTCTGGGCATCTTACAAATGACAAACCTATCGTTGACAAAAGTGTTTATCATTTTTTTCTGGTAAGGATACATATCAAATGAGATCAAACCCTTATCCACATGCACTACTCTCACATAGTTCTGAATAAAATGTTCTGGTTCTTCCCAACATCTCTTGTATTCTTTAATGGATTCTTCAGTCCACTCTACGTTTTGGCCAACTGCCTTGAGATTAGGATTACCAAGATACGTTTCAGCCATCTGTCTTACCTTTTAATAATTTTTGTAATTCACTTGTGGAACCTACAAACAAGGCATTAGTGACATTCGTTGGTCCAGAAGTTTTTTCTGCTTGAATATCTTTTTTTGTTTTGTGGAGATTGAGAAGTTCTTTGTTGGTATTTGCTAGTTTGTCAATCATCTGACCGACTACTTCAAATGCCCTGGGATGTTGAGACTGTTTGGCAATCTCAAGAAGTTCTTCAAGTCCGTCCTGACCACGTTCAATAAGATTATACAGATTTTCTCTGGCATACTGAAAGTCTGTTTCATCTTCCTGACCATTGACAAGAGGCTTTACTTTTTCCGTTTTTGCAACATCTCTCTGAGGGGTTTCAACAATTCCTAAAACCTCGTCAAGATGAGCATCTATGTCTTTCATCATGTAAAGTCTTCACCTGTGGTTGGATCAAAGTTTTTACTGTCACTAAAGAATTCAAAAGTTTCACTAAAACCATAGTCAGAATCTGCAGTGGCAGTTGTTGGAGAAGGTGTAACTGTGTATCGTGTCTTGACTGTTGCATCACCGACATCCTGACTTGAAGATTCGTTAAGGATTCTTTCGTAATTTCCTGTTTCAAGAAGTATATAGTCAGAAGTTCTTGCACCCTCAATCGTAGATTCAAGGACAACAAAATCTTGCACAAGATCACCATCCTCTGTGTTTGCAGGAATACGAAAGTTGACTTCAATACTCTTAATGACTGCACTGGTTTTAATATCTGGATATACATAACCCTTCATCAAGAAACTTAAAGTCCAGATTATTGTCCTTCTAGTGGCCTGATCTCCCTCATATTCATCGGTTTGACTTGCAGAATTTAAAACAATTGGAACATCTGCTTTGATTCCCATGTCTGGGACTGTGTTAATAGTGACTGTAAATTCTGGTGTGAAGTAAGGTAGAATTTGTTCTAAGATTTGAGTACCATCTTCAGCATTATTTACCAAAATATAAAGTTCAAAGTCAAAGTTATATGGGACAGGATTGTATTGAGTCATCAAAGAAGAAGCTACAGAGGTATTTGCAGCAATATTTCTTCCAAGTGTGTTAAGTTTTCTGCCAGGATCGTAGTTCAGTCCAGTAAGAGCAAAACCCATTCTTGGAGTCTTTGTTGAAAGAACTTTTCTCTGTTCAATAGACTCTCTCAGAGCCAATAACCATTTTTGTCTTGGTCCATAAGCAAGAGGAACACCTACTCTTTCAACCACGGCACCACCAGAATTTTTTCTCTCAACTTTTAAATCATTAAAAAGTGTTCCAAAAGCAGCCACATATTTGCGTATCGTTTGATGATAAAAGGTAGAACCTAACATTAGAAGTTTGTCCCTTCACTAAATGGATTACCCTCTGTAAAATCCAAAATTGAATCTGCATCGGTTTCAATCTGTTTATTGGATGTTATTTCATCCTCAACACCAGCTTCAATACTAGATAAAGTCTCAACTGCTTCATCTGTAGTTTGTTTAGTTTCGTATGTACCTGTGGCAAGACTTGTTGCACCAGTGAGAATTTCTCCTACAGTGAAGTTACCTGTCATGTTAATAAGATATAGATACCTAGTTGTTGCATCCCACTTTGCAACTTCACCAGTTTTAGTTGAAGTTCCACCTGTGACAGTCTCACCAACTTGAAAAGTACCAGAAACTGCTGGACTTGATGCCAATTCAAAAGTACGGACGAATGATTGTTTCTCTTCAATATCATCTATTTCCTCTACTCCTGTGTCTATCTTCTCATCAGAGTAAGAGAACAATTCACAAACCAAATCAAAAGATTGTAAAGTGCCAGTTTGATAAAATACGTTTGTGGCTTGAACATCAAGTATTGTAAATAGACCATCTGTAAGAGGGAAGTATATTAGGTCACCAGCTTTTGGTTCTACATCTCTACCATTAGTCTCAAAATTAAGTTCTCTAAATCTTCTTCTTGATACTGTAAGAGTAATTTGATCTCGTACCTCAAGTCCAAAATTAGATACAAAAGTGCCATCGCCACCAAATCCATCAACATTTCTGATATACATCTCAATAATTCTTTGATCTTTAAATTGAGATAATCTATCCTCACCATACAGAGAATCTTCTTTTATTAAGGTTCTCGGCATATAGTGTACATCAATACCATAGACCTTGATTGACTCAATGATTAAACTTTCAATAAGTCTTTGGTCTGGTGTATTTTCGCCATAGTGATTGAAGTAGTGGTTTGTGGCCATCTTATCCTATCATGAAGTCATCTGGCAGTTGATATTTTAATTGAACTTCTTCTTCAATTCTATCAATCTCTGTAGTTGCATCATCATAAAGTTGTCTTCCGTTTAGTGTAACTCCACCAGGCAACTGTAGACCTTCAAACTTAATAAGATTTTGCCCCCACTGTCTTTTGAAAAGTGCAGTAACATATTTTTTAAGGAACATATCACCATAGACATCAGAGAACGTAGATGGATCTGCAATAATATAGGCTTCTGCAACTATAAAATCATCAATATCTACATCATCACCCCAATTTATATCCAAGTATAATCTATCTGTATGCCTATTAAATCTAAATCTTGGCATTGTATTGAAAAGATTGTTTATCATTGACAATCTTTGTTGTGTAAAAGTGTAATTTTTGAAAGACTGCATTCCTCCAAACGTGTATAGATCATTCAAGGCATACTGATAATCAACAGAAAACATATTCGTACTTTTATTTGTCTCATTGAAAAATGGAATCACTCCCTTAATACCTATGATATTTTCTTCAATTGAAATATACTGATTATCAAAGTCACCTAAAGAATTTGCACTTGATGCCGCAGTTGTTGCAGATGCACCACTTGTTCCACCAGTGACAGTTTCACTATTTCCAAAGGTTGTTGTAGTATTTGCATAAAATGTATTTCCATCACCACCAGATTTTACTTCTGGATTTTTGTATCGTATTGTAGTATTGGCACTATGATACTCATGGACTGTTGCTCTTACACCAGTTGTCCCACCAGTAATTGTCTCTCCAGCCTCAAAACTTACATTTGATGTTATTTTAAGAGTTGAAGCTGTAATTTGATGTTTAAGGAAAGTTGGATAAGTACCATCAAAATGATACTCCTGAAAAAATTCAAGTGCATCATCAATTCTATCTTCCATCTGGTCATCATCAAGATTCAACTCCACTACTGGATGGCCAAGTTGTCTCTTAGCATAATCTTTAAGTGTTGCTCTGGAAGTTGGTTGCGTCATTTTGTCGCCTCCTCAGATATTGTTATGATTCCTTCTG